TCGGCCGGTGTCACCAGGCTGGGATCGGCATAGGTGTAGCCCAGCTTGACCTGGGCATTAACCGGAATACCACCTGTGATGACCCGTTGAACCCGCCCAGTGAGCATATCAACGCTGTAATCAATGCCGATGGTATAGGTTGCGCTACCGTCTTCCGACTTCACCGTCAGTTCTTGCAGCGCGCCATGCTCCACCTGCAGTACGTCATTTGCGGCGAAGAGCCCAGGCTTGTCGGCAACGACACTCCGGTGCACAGCCGGGTCAAGCACGTTATAGACAAGGACGGTTCCCACACCGAAATCATAAATGCCGTCCAGGGCCTCGGGGATGCTGAAGCCAGGCAGGTGTGTCCCGAACTGAGCGGCGTCGATGTCGCTGAGCGACAACGTCAAGCTCTTCACTGGCCCAGTGGGTGCAGTGCCAATCAAGGCAATCACGGCCGACTTGACCACGCGGATCGCACGAGGGCCGCGCTCGACTTCTGTGGTTTCGATGCCGTGCAAATAGTTAGCTGGCATTGGCTTTGGCTCCTTTCTTTTCCGCACCTGGTGCAACAGCATCAGTCTTCGCGGCACTGGTGTCGGTCGACATCGGGGTCAGGTGCCGGAGTTCCAGCAGGACCTGGGTGTACTCGTGATCTGCGGGCAGATCGACCGATTTGCCTGGCAACAACTGCACATCGAGCAGCTGGCGATCAGGCCCAACGCGCAGGGACGCTGCGCTTTGTGGGCCGTTATAGCGATAGCGAGTCAGCTTCATGGAAAGCCCTCATGTTCTAAGGTGGTTCGGGTCAGCAATGGTTCATTACCTGGAGGCACGAGCTGGATCTGGGTGGCTCGGATGCTGTAGTCCTGGGCGTACTGCCAGACGCCTTGCACCTGCCCCAGGAATTGCTCGGCGACAGGTCGGAAGGCTTTGTCGCAGTGAGGTGGGTACCAGCCCGTCAGAACCTCGCGGATGCGGTCCAGGTAGCTGATCACCCCGTCCTTGCCGTTGAGCTGACGGAACACCAGCGTCAGACGGATGATGAGTTTGCGCTCCTGGAACACGGCGTCGGTTGCTTCCGACTCGCCAAACTGGCTGCGCCCGTAGGCCACCAGAATCGAGCCACGAGGATGGTTGAGGCGGTACTGGGCCGGTGCTTCAGGGAACAGCTCAGCCATCAGCTCGCGGCCAAAATGCTCCTGCAGGCGAGCCAGCAACGCCTCCATCAGTTGAACGGTCTGGCTCATGGGTAGCCCTTCCACATGTCATCGGTGAACTGCTTGCGCCGCGACCGCACACGCATCTCGCCCGGCTCCGGGGCGGCTTGGCCAGTGGGCATGCCCAAGGTGACCACACCGTCCCGAATGCTCTCCAGCAACTTGATGGTATCTTTGCGGCTGTCCTTCACCGCGTCGGGAACGATCCCCTCGGGGCGGCGCTGGTAGAGCCAGTGCCGAGTGAGGTAGACCACTGCATCCCGCAGGACGGTCGGCACCGGGTCGAGCGGCAGGACGTAGCGGCCTCGCAGGTAACCATCCACCAGCTCTTCGGCTTGGCGGACGCCGTCCTCGATCACGCTCTCATTGGGCTGCTCAGCGGCCGGGTCATCATTGGAGAGCTGGCGTAGCGTCAGCTCAGGGATGGAGTTGCCAATGTCCAAGCGGTTGCAGTAGCGCATGGTCAGATCCCGCGCACGATGCGGATCACGTCGCCATCCGCCGTGGCCGCATCCATGGCGTAGCCGTTGCCGATACCAGCGGCCTTGGTAATGGCCTTGCCGTTGGCGTCGGATTGCACCTCGGCGCCGGCCGCGATGGGTGCACCTGCGGTGACCAGGCAGATGCCGAGCACATTGATCGGCGCGACGCTGTCAGCCTCAGTGTCGGCGGCAACAGAACCGAGGGCCTTGGCGCCGGCCGCACACAGGCCGCCAGTGAAGCTGGCGAACAGGAAGCGTGGAAGATCTACCACGGCGACCACCGAGGTGGTGAGAACGGGTTGCTGGGTTTTCACTTGGCATCATCCTTCGGCCACTTGATGCAGCCGTTTTTGAACAGAGACTTGGAGTCGGTCTCGTTCAGTTCGATGGGATCACCTTCGCGGTACCACTTGTCGTTGTGGAGCACGTCGGTACGGTCGGTGACCACGAAGGTGAAGAGCGGCTCGGCATCTTCCGAATCGCTCTTCAGGCCTTCCTGGACGCTGTTCAGCGCCTGATCAGCAAGAGCTTTCGGTACCGGAGCTGGCTCAGCCTGGTTGTTACTTGGGGCCTGTTCAGTGCCGGTATCTTCAGCGCCCTGAGGACCTGCAGGCGTGATCAACTGCTGGGCATTGCCCGCACTGGCGGCTCCAGCCTGCTCAGCGGAGGCTTCCGGTACCGGTGGCGGCTCTGCCTGGTTGACGCCAGAGCCCTCGGGCTGGGCAGCGCTCTGGGAAGCGCCAGAAGATGCTGCCTGCTGAGCACTGTCCACGCTGTCGGCTCCAGCCTGAGGAGCAGCGGACTGCTCCTCAGGCTTGTCTTGGGTTTTACGAGCCATGGAGCACCTCAGGCGTTGGTGTCGGAGATGAGATAACCGGCATCGGCGCCGACGACCACCGGCTTGTAGATGTCGGTATTGCGGACGTAGCGCACCTTGCCGCCAGCGGTGTCGAAGGCATCGATCTCGGGCATGCCCTTCCGACGCAGGGTGTAGCCGAAGCTCGGCTCTTCGTAGTCGGACTGCGCGCCGGCCTGCGGCTTGGCCACGTAAGCCAGGGTCATGCTGTCAGTCCAGATGTCGGACGGCACACCGGTACCACCCAGGGCTTCGCCGATGTGGATGTTTTCGACGCCGAACAGCATCTTCAGGTGTTCGATGGTGATGAGCTTGGTTTCGTTGCTGCCCAGGGCGGCCTGCAGCTTCGAGTGGAACTTCAGAGACTGATAGACCGACGCCCCCATGGTGATGGTGTTGGGGCGTACGCCAATGCGACTGCGCACGACTTCCTTGCCGGTCTCGACCACGGCCACCGGATCACCACCGTTGTTGCTCCACTGACTGGCGCCGGCCAGTGTGACCTTGGCGCCGGCCTGATAGGTGTTGGGGTTCTGCGCGAGCTTGGCGCAGGTAACCTCGCGGCGCAGGTCGATGGCACTCACAACCCGGCGACTGGCGCGAGCTTCAGCATCGAACATGGATTCGTTCTGCTCGCGGTAGTCCACCGGATAGGCGATGTCATGTTCGCGCAACACTACGTCCAGGCCATCAACGTCGTCGGGGGTGATGATGTTGGACTGCGCTCGGATGGCACGCTCAGTGTCGACCACCACGAAAGCTTCCTTGCCGAACAACGGGATGACACCCGCTTCCTTGTCCATCAGTGCGATGGGGAACAGGGCCTCGCCAATGAACTGGGCATTGCGATAGCCACGGGCCAGGTTGGTCAGGACCGGGTCAACGACCCGCAGTTGCTTCAAACGATCAGCCATGATTGCTCCTGGGGATTAGACGAGTTGGCGGATGGCCGACTCATAGGGGATGTTCTTCTCGGCGGCCAAGGCGACTGCGCGCTGGTGCAGCTGCAAGCGGTCGGGATCGGTGTTCTTCTCGGCGAACTCCAGGTCTACGACCTGGCCGCGCTCGCCATGGCGTTCCTTACTGGCTTTCTCGGCGAAGTCGATCTGCTTGGGCAGGTCGGTGAAGATGGCCTTCAGACCGGCGACAACGGGTTGACGGGCATCGCCCTCACCGAATTCCACCGGTTTTTCACCCGACTCGGCGAAATCCAGGGCTGCCACCAAGGCTGCACTGTGCTTGGGCAGCAGCTTGCCCGCGCCGATCAGCTCTTCCGCGAATGCGACGTTGGCCGTGTGGATGGATGCCTGTCGAGATTGGCGCTTTTCTTCCTGGTGCTGGTTCACCACGCCCAAGAGGCGCTTGTTTTCCGCTTGCATGGCGGCGATTTCTTCGGGGGTCACGGTGGATTCCTCGACGGTTGGGGATTGAACGGGATCGGAAAAGGAAGGGCGAGGCTCATCCTCTTGGCGGGCGACCTCGGCAAGGCTGTTGATCTGCCAGTCGGGGATGATTTGGTCGGCGACATCCAGGCCGCGCTCGCCGATCATCCAGTCACGCAGGCGCCGCCAGAGCGAGGCGCTGGTTTCATGGCCGTAGTCGGCAAACTCGACAACACCTTCCTCGCCCTCGGCCAGTTCGATGGGCCGCAGCCCCTTCACAGAAGGTGGCTGGGCACCGAGGAAGCCGACATGGCGCAGGTAGTAAACGCCTGGTACCGGATTGCTCGGTGAGTTGGGGTGATAGAAAGAGGCGGAGATCTTCTTGAAGCTGCCCTTGCTCACCAGCTCGGCGAACGCCGGGTCAACCTGCGTTGGAGTCGCGATCAATCCTTCGGCGGATGCGCTGAGCGATTGCACCCAACCGGCAGCGGGGGCGTCATGCTTCGGGTGACCAATGACCAAGGGTGCTTCGTGCAGTGCCGGGTCATAGGCAAGCACGGTGGCTGCCAAGTCCGATTCGCTGAAATTGATGCTGTCGCCACTCATGGCGACGTGCTTGCCTGGCTTGAAGATGTGCAGTGGTTTCATGAGCTGGGCGCTGATCGAGTGGGGATGCGCACAGCGTGCCCGGACCTACGGCCGGGGACTTTTAATCGGGTTTAAAGAGTGTGAATGGGTCGGGGGCTGCTGAAGAGGAGAAGCGCAACGCGAGAGAGGCTCGGGGCTTAGCTTTATAAAGCCCCATAAAGCACTAGTTTGCGTTGTGAGGCGTTTGGAGGATGAACCGGAGCGCCGAATGCGTTGCGGCGCTCCTAGGGCTGTTACTGGCGGGCGGCCTTTTCCAGGTGGCCCCACCCAAGAACCAGGATGGATTTTTCGGCCTCCGG